AAATGTGGCCAGATAGCTCAGTCGGTAGAGCAGAGGACTGAAAATCCTCGTGTCCCTGGTTCGATTCCTGGTCTGGCCACCATTTTTGGTGCTATAGCCAAGCGGTAAGGCAAAGGTCTGCAACACCTTTATTCCCCGGTTCAAATCCGGGTGGCACCTCCAAAGAAACCCTTTAAGAATAATACTTCTTAAGGGTTTCATTTGTATATAAAACTAATAAGAAGTATCAAACTGTCCTTCATCTGTCCTTTTGTGACAGATGAAAAAAACTCTCCCTAGCCGGAGAGTTTATACACATTATTTTGCATTTTCTACTGCCTTACTAAACATATCGGCAGTAGATTTTTTTATTTCTTCTGTAACATGAATATAAATATCATCTGTGGTAGAGACCTTACTGTGTCTTAGCCTTTTAGATACTTCCTGGCTAGTAGCTCCATTTATAAATAATATAGTTGCATGACTATGCCTTAAACCATGGAAGGTTATTTTCTTATATCCTATTTTTTTAACGTATTTAGTAAATGCTTGTGATACGTAGCATGGTCTTACAGGTAGATCATCTTTATTTATACAGACGAACTTTTTTAAAATATCTTCTTCATTTTTTGCTGTAATGGATATTACTTTACTATCATTAGGAAATCTTTCAGTTTTAATTAATTTTAACTTTTCTGTAAGCTGCTTTGTCATGGTTACACTAGCTTTTGAAGCAGCTGTCTTAGGATCTTCTAACTCTAGTCCAATTTTAGGTTTTTCTACTGCAGTATTCCTAACATGAATCAACCCTGTATCAAAATCTATATCTTCCCATCTTAGGGCGCATATTTCGCCTTCTCTTAATCCAGTATGGAATGCAATAAAAACCGGAAGATATAAAGGAGTTTGTTCAATGAATTTTAGGAAGTTCTCTATTTCTTCAATACTCCATGTATTTATATTTCTTTCATCATCTGCAGGTGGAGTAGCATAAGTGACTGGATTTTTAACTATCATATCCCAAGCACAAGCTTTATCTAATGCCTGTTTAAAGACTTTGTGGACCTTTAATATAGTTCCGTCCATATATCTTCTTTTTACAGTACCATCCTTAAGAGTAATAGTTTCTTTTTTTAAATCTTTATAAAAGCGGTCTATTATAGGTGCTTTGATCTGCTCTAAACTTAAATGACCTAAGTTGCTTTTTATACATTCACAAAGAGTTTTATATCTTCTCTGCGTAGTATAAGCACAGTTTTCCAGTACATAGGTCTCATACCAAAAATCTAAATAACTTGATAACTTCATACCGCCTTTTAAATCAATATCTCCGGTCTTATAAGCTGATAAAGTTTCAGCCTCCCATAGCTTTGCTTGCTTAAGAGAATTTCGATTTATTCCTGGGAAAAGTTTTGTCTTTCTAATCTTTTTATTGCTTAAAGGATCCTTTCCTAAAAATACTTCTACATAATAACCCTTTGCGGTTTCACGTATAGACATTTTCTCACCTCCTTTCAAGCTAGAAGCAATCTTTTAGTATTGCCATTATTTCTCCATTAAAACCAACACATTTTTTAGCAAATTCATCAGCTTCCTTCTCATAAATGATTATATCTCCAGGCTTGTCTATATGAGAATATACATGCTTAGCTTCGTGCCATAATGTTTCAATTTGCAGTATGTAAGGAATGTTTTTATTAATTATCATTAAATAATTCCCTTTTGTAGCTCTATATGTTAAACCATAAATGCTGTTTAAATTAGCAAACACTATTTTTACAGTTTTATCTTCTTCCAAAACCCTCATATATTTACCAACTTCAATCAATTCCTCTTTAGTCAAAGACCACGCCCCCTCATCAAAATGCAGACTAGTTATTATTTATTTTCTTCTTCAAAGATTTTAATAATATCAAGTATTTTTTTTGCATCATCACTAGAGAGCGATTTTATTTTTTTAAATAATGCTTGATTCTCTTCATCTAAAGTATCAAGAAAATCTTTCTCACTCATACCTTTATCTTCGCTATAAAATTGTTGATTAGATACTTTTAACGCGTCTAATATCTTATCTAAAGTTTCTAAACTAGGATTATACCTATTCTTTTCAACGTCAGCCAAATAACTTCTAGAGATATTAGCTAAGTCAGCAAGTTCTTTTTGAGTAAGACTTTTCAAATTACGAAAATACTTTATTCTACCCCCAATATCCCTATAGAGGCCTCCTTCCTAATGTCGGTATAACCGACTAGATTTATTATATAATATTATGTACGGAAATACAATACTTTATTCACAACAAATAATGACGGAAATACAAGTAAAACGACGGATATACAAGTAAACAAGAGTTAATTTTGTTAGATTGTTAAATATAGCTAAATTTAAAGGTTTTCAAAAAAGACGGAAATACAATACAATAATTTCATGGAGGTGATGAAATGAGCGAGCAACACAAAATTCTTATCGGACAAACTATAGCAGAGAAAAGAAAAAAATTAAACTTAACTCAGCACGAGTTAGCAGAGAAAACAGATCTATCTAGGAGTTATATAGCTGACTTAGAGGCAGGAAGATATACACCGAGTATTAAAAGCTTAGTGGCAATATCAGCTGTGCTAGAATTAGATCTTAATTTTTTAACCGAAATGACGGAAATACAAGGAGGGTAATTCATGAAATATTATACAGTTAATGAGTTGGCTGAACAGTTAAAAGTTCATCCGGAAACTATAAAGAGAGAGATTTATAGAAATAATTTAAGAGCATTTAAAGTAGGCTCTGAATTAAGGTTTACTCAAGAAAGCGTTGATGACTATACCAATGCTCTTAATAGAGGAAAGACTACCAGGGAAATAGAGTTAGAAGATCAAATAGTGCAGCTAAAAAAAGCTTTATCAGAAAAAGAAAAGTTTATTGAGCTCATTAAACTTGAGCTATTAAAAATAAGTTAGGAGGTAAATTTCATTGGAAAAACACAAAGTAGCACACTTAGTCAATCTTAAGATGGCTTTAATCCTATACGGTATGGGAATAGAGATGATAATCACAGATGGTAAGTTTTTGACCATTAGGAAGGATGAAGCTCATGAACATAAAGATATTTCAAGAATATGTGAGAAATTGCAAGCTTAGCAATATAGAGCCTAGCTGCACTGGCCTTAAAGAATTTATAAGGAGAGGATAAAGATGTTAATTGAATCTATGTATGACTATAGGTTTGAGCAGCCTAAAGCCATAATGGTTGACAAATGTTCTCTATGTAGCGAAGAAATCTTCACAGGAGATCAATACTACAATTTCAATGGAGAAGTAATTTGTGAGGACTGTTTAAGTGAATATACAGGATACTTCAAGAAGGAGGCCTAAGGAAATGTATTTTGAAAACCTTATGGCTTTATGGATAGCTGTAGATAAGAAGTGTACTCCTGAAGTAGCCTTCAAATGGTTGGACAGGTATACAGGCAATGAAGAATTTCAGAAAAACCCTCAGTTTAGGTGGACAGTAGAAGATGCAAAAGATGTGGTTAGTCTAAGACAGCAAGGTTGTACCTGGGGAGAAATTAAGGAAATATACGGCTTTTCATCTAATAGTGCAGCACAAAACACATTTAATAGAATTGCATCAAAATTTAATCTGCTAGGAGGTGAAGAAGTTGGAAGAGCTTAGAGAACAACTTTATAAGTGTATAGAGAAATATGGTCCACTGGATCCAAGAACAGTTGAGGCAAGTCAGAAGTTAGATTTAGAGATACTTAAAAATATAAAAAAAAGAGATGGCCAGAGCCACCTAAAAACTTATTTAATCATTCAATTTAATTATACCGAACAAATGGAGGGCTGTAAAGTGGAAGAGAAATATAAAGAAGCACTTGAGGAAGTCCTGAAAGACCTCAGGAGCATAGAAGGACCTAATGAAGCTGACAGCTATATAGATAGCGCTATAAAAACAATTATGAATGTACTGGAGGTTAAATAGATGAAAATAATAGTCATAAAAACTGACAGTAATATTGAGGTTAAGAACCTGGAAGGCAATATTATAAAAGAAATGAAAGATATACTAGGAGGTTATTTAGAAGCAGTTAGACCTAGAGAGGCTTACAAACAAAATCTAATGTTGCCAAGGACCCTATTTTGCTGTGATGAAGAAGGGTTATGTAAAAACAAGAATTTCAACCTTATAGCATCCATCCTTTACAATGGAAACCTTTCACCACTTATGCAGCTTATTGTCGGAGATATATTGATTGTGGGGGAAGATGGGGAGGATTTCAGAAGTTTATGTGATGGTGAAGTTAACCATTACTTGAATGTTCTAGCTGCTATGAAACAGGCTTCTCTGAATTTTATGGAAAGTGCTAGGTGAGAAAGAATGATAAATATCAAATTAGATGCAACCTGCGAACATGAGGAGTGCATTGACTATAGCTGGGAAGAGCAGCAGCTGATTATACGTACTGTAGAAATCGATTTGTTTTTGAGACTTAACAACAAACAACTGCAAAGGATATATGACAACTTAACTAATTTGGGCTTTAAGCCAACAATGAAGGAGGAAAAGTAATTGAAGCTATATGAATTAAGCCAAAATTATAAAAACCTACAAGAGCTTCTTGATAATGAGGACATACCTCAGGAGCTAATAACAAATGCCTTAAACGAGGTAGAAGGACAGATAGAAGAGAAGGCTGAGAACATAGCCAAGTTGATGAAAAATTTAGATGCAGATGCCAAGGCTCTTAAAGAGGAGGAAAAAAGATTATCTGATAAGAGAAAAGCTATTGAAAATAGAGTGTCTGCTGTAAAGAGCTATCTATATGAAAATATGAAAGTAACAGGCAAGACTAAATTTAAAACTTCCTTATTTAGCTTCAGCATTGCTAAAAACGGAGGCAAGGCTCCACTAGATGTATATGGAAAGGTGCCTGTAGAGTTCTGTGACCTAGTGCCAAATAACGAAAAGATAAGGCAAGCTTTGGAAGAAGGACAAGAATTAGATTTTGCCATTCTACAAGAAAGAGGAGAAAGCTTAAGGATAAGGTGATTATAAGAATTTTTGAAAGGAGTGTATGAGGATGCACCTAGAGAGGATTAAAGTCCTTGAAGCTGAGATAGAAAAGCTTGAGGAGAAGATAAGAAATAGAGAGGATTATTACGGATATGATAAGTTATGCCAAAAATATGAGGCTCAAAAGCAAGAAAAACAGTGGGCTATAGAAATGTATGAGAGGGGAGAGAATTAATGGGAATTCCGGTTTTAATTCTTGGAGAAAGCGGCAGCGGTAAAAGTACAAGTCTTAGAAATTTCAGCTCTGAGGAAGTAGGAATATTTAATGTAGCTGGTAAGCCTTTACCGTTTAAAAAGAAGCTTAGTAAGCTCAATAATGCTAGGTATGAGCATATCATTAAGTCTCTAAAATCTCCAAAGCTAAAAAGATATGTAATTGATGATAGCCAGTATCTCATGGCTTTTGAAATGTTTGATAGAGCTAAAGAAGTAGGATACAACAAATTTACTGATGTAGCTTTAAACTTTAGAAATTTAGTACAATTCATCATCACAGGAACTCCGGATGATGTCGTGGTTTACTTCCTTCATCATACAGAAACAACTGATACCGGGAAGATAAAAGCTAAGACTTCAGGAAAGATGCTGGACAACCAACTTACGTTGGAAGGATTGTTCAGTATAGTACTTCTGTGTAAAACTGATGGTACAAGGCACTATTTTGAGACACAGAGCGATGGGTATACAACCTGTAAAAGCCCTATGGAAATGTTTGAAAAGGAAATAGATAACGACCTTAAATCGGTTGATGAAACTATAAGAGAATACTACGAACTTAAGGAGGAAAAGAAATAATGAAACCATTAGAAGGATATGATACAGCACCAGTTGTTACAGGCGAATTTGAAGTATTAGCACCTGGAGGATATATCTGCAAAATTATTAATGCTAAGGAAGATGTTAGTACTACCGGGAAGAAGATGCTGGTCCTAGCTTTTGACATTGAAGAAGGTGAGCATAAAGGATACTACAAAAGAAGGTTCGATGATGATACCAGGGCAGATAAGAAATGGCAGGGTACTTATAGGCAGATGTTAGAAGGAGATAAAGCAGCAGGATACTTTAAGGGCCTCATAACCACATTAGAAGCATCTAACCAAGGCTTTAAATGGAACTGGGATGAACGCAAGCTTAAGGGGTTAAAATTCGGAGGCGTCTTCGGAGAAGAAGAGTATGAATACAACGGTGAGATTAAAAAAACGACTAAGATTAAGTGGGTAAGAAGTGTAGAAAAAGTTAAAAATGGAGAGTTTAAAGTTCCGGACATTAAGAAGCTTCCTACAAATAACAATCCTTATAGCGGAACACCCTTTGATGATATGACTCTGGTAAGTGGCGATGGCGACATTCCATTCTAAGATCCAGGAGGTAAAAACTAAAGCAGATATATTACAAGTGGCACAGTTTCTAAACATAAAGCTGGATAGAGCTAATAAGGGGCTGTGCCCTTTCCATAGAGAGAAAACTCCTTCCTTCAGCATAAGTCCTAAAAAGCAGATATATAAATGTTTTGGTTGTGGGGAAGCAGGAGACAGTGTAGCTTTGGCTTCTAAAGTACTTGATGTAAATTCCTATGAAGCAGCTAAGCAGATTAATGATGCTTTGCACCTTGGAATTGATTTTGGTACTAAGATAAACAGATGGGCAGTGACTCAGTATAAACAGAAAGTTAAAGCTAGGGAAGAGTTTGAAAAATGGGAGAATGAAACATTTATCTTACTGTGTAGTTATCTGCATTTCCTTGAGGATAATGATGAGCATTACGAGGTTGAGGAAATAAGATATTACTTAGATGAAGTTTTCCTTTATGGATCCACAGAAGATAAATTAAACTTCTGGAAACATAACAGAGGGGTGGTGAAAAGAGCAAGTGAACGATTCAATAAATAATGATACAGACTTAATAATTAACAGTGGTTTTATTCCATTTGATATAGATACTCTGGATAAAGAAAGCATCCTTGAAGAGGAGATATTCCAATACATCTTCAGCATAGGAGAAGCACTGGAGAGAACAAAAGCTATAGTTAAGCTTCAGGAGAAGGCTAAGGACTTAAAGGTGGGAAGGAGCTTCTCTAATCTACTTAAAGCGTATCAAACAGACTATGTGCAGAATATGAAGCAGAAGGGAAGTAATTCAATACAGTTTACAAATCCGCCACTCCAAGGGTTAAAATGTGGAAAGTGGAAAGCAGATGATGGAGGAGTAAGCAAAATAGAAATGACCAACTTTGAAGCAAAGACAGTAAGCGCCTGCAGCCATCCAATACTACCGGTAGAGAGATTAATAAATATAGATACAGAAACTGAAAAAGTAAAGATAGCTTTTTATAAAGATAACAGGTGGCAGAAAGTAACTGTAGAACGGTCAATGGTGGCAAATAAATCTAATATTATTCAGCTTTCAGATAGGGGTATAGAAGTAAATTCAGATAATGCAAAGGATCTGGTTTCTTATTTAGCGGAAGTAATAACACTTAATGCTAAAGAGATACCGGTAAGCAGAAGCACAGACCGCTTAGGATGGATTAACGGAGAGTTTGCACCATATACAAGCAATCTTAAATACGATGGGGATATAGCTTATAAGGATGTATACGAGAGTGTTAAACCTAATGGAGACTATGAAACGTGGAAGAAAGAACTAATTAAACTTAGAGAAAATAAAGTGATGCATCTTCTTATAGCAGCTTCTTTTGCATCACCTTTACTTAATCTAATAGGCTCCCTTCCCTTTGTGGTCCATCTATGGGGAGGCACAGGAGCCGGTAAGACAGTAGCTTTAATGGTTGCTATGTCTGTATGGGGCAATCCAGGCACCGGAAAGCTGGTGAGAACTTTAAACAGTACTAAGGTGGCTTTAGCTAGGTATACATCATTTCTCCATGATATTCCCATGGCCGGAGATGAGCTTCAGATAATTAAATCAGCCTGGGAGAACTTTGACAGTCTCATAATGTACCTAACAGAAGGTATTGACCGAGGAAGGGGAAAGGCTTATGGAGGACTTGAGATTCAGAGTACCTGGCAGAATGTATTCCTATTTACTGGTGAGGAACCTATAACTAAATCTAACTCCGGTGGAGGAGTTAAGAACAGAGTAATTGAGATAGAAGCTACAGAAAAACTAGTTGAAGATGGAAACATCACAGCTTCCTTTGTAAAAGATAATTATGGCCATGCTGGTAGAGAGTTTATAGAATGTTTACCTAATAAAAAGGTTCTTCAGGAGAGATACAGGCAGATTTTTACTCAACTATTAAAAGAAGTTGATACTACTGATAAACAGGCCATGGCAATGGCAGCTATACTCCTAGCAGATGAGATAAGCACCGACCTAATATTCAAAGACAAGAAATTAACTATAGATGATATAAGACCATATATGCACAGTTCAAAAGAAGTTGATGTAAGTACCAGGGCATATGATCTGATTATAGACTGGATAAATAGTAATGCTAAAAAATTTAATGAAGATAGCCCTAGCGAAATCTGGGGTAAATTCCAAGACAACTACTGCTGCATAAATAAAATGGTCTTAAATAAAATGCTGCATGATAACGGAATTGACTTTGAAGCTATTAAAAAGAAACTTGCTGATGATGGAAAGATAGAAAGAGATATTAATGGCAAGTATACGAGAGCTGTTAAAGTCTCAGGAAAATTAGGCAGGTATGTAAAATTATTAATGCCTGAAGATAATGACGAGGGTCAAATGACTCTGGTATATGATGAAGAAATACCATTTTAGGATGTAAAAATGATAACTAATGTTGATTTATAAAAAATACAAGAAGCTGTTTTAGACATAAAAGATATGAGAGATAAAGGGATTAAAGCTAGAAAGGACATAACTCTCGAGAATGGAATTAAACTGAGTGTTTATCATCTGGGTCAAAGTAATAAAACTATAAGATTAGATTTAAAGTTTGAATAAGTTACACTAGTTACACCACAGTTACACCCAATTTACACCTAAGGTGTAACTGCAAAAAAATGGCTTGGTTGAACCGTTATTAAGACACCTTATATATATAGTTACACCTTATATATATTAATTATACGTATAGGAAGTTTTTATTTCAGATTTCTAATTTATTTATTTATATATAAGAGTGATTATATTTGGATAGGGTGTAACCGGAGAGAAAAGAATTCTAAAACCTTGATATATCAAGGCTAAAAATGGTTACACCTAGGTGTAAAGTTAGGTGTAATTTAAGGAGGTAAATATGAAAACGGTCGAAGAGATTTTAACAGATATAACAAAATTCAAAGAGGTACCCGAAAGCTATGACCTCTTAGAAATGAATTTGTTTCTTATAATTAAAAATCTTATAACACTTTTCAATTCAGGACAGCTAAGTAAAGAGCAGGCTGGGAAGATGAAAAAGAAAGCAATATATGAATTTGATATGGCTAGACAGCTGTATAAAAATAAAGCTTATGATTACAGGGATACTGAGAATCTTAGGACTAGATTAAGGAAAGCTCTAAAAGGAGAAAGTTTGCCGGAGGCTTTAAGTATTGCTGTGGAGTTAGTAGAGAGGTATTCAGGTGAAGAGTTTTGATGCACTTAAGAGATTACCAAAGAGAGTGTTTGGATATTATAGATGATTTAGATTCAGGATCTTATTTAGCTCAACTAGCTACAGGTCTAGGAAAGACAGTAACCTTAGCAAATATAAAGCGGAAAGGAAGAGTTCTTGTACTAGCACATAGGGAAGAATTAGTTAAGCAGCCTATTAAATACTACGACTGCCCTGTAGGCATAGAGATGGCTAAACATAAATCTAATGGTGAGGAAGTGGTGGTGGCTTCAGTCACCACCCTTGTACACCGGATGGAGAATTTTAAGCCAGATGATTTTGACATGATAATAACTGATGAGTGCCATCATGCTGCAGCTTCATCCTATAGGAAGATATACGACTATTTCAAGCCTAGACTTCATATAGGATTTACAGCTACTCCTAACAGGGGAGATAATGTAAGGCTTGATGATATATACCAGGAGATCATCTTTGAAAGAGATTTAAAATGGGCTATTAAAAATAAATTCCTATGCGATATAAACTGCCTCAGAGTTAATATCGGTTATGACATTTCTAAGGTAGCCAGAAGAATGGGAGATTATGCTCCAGGGGAACTAGAAAAGGCTATGAATACAGAAAGTCTTAATCAGGCTATAGCAGAAGCTTATAGAAAACATGCTAAAGGGCAGACTCTTATATTTGCAACCTCGGTTCAGCACTGTATAGACATAGCCAAGGAAATACCGGGTGCAGTAGCAGTTACCGGAGATACAAAGAACAGGGAAGAGCTTATCAGAAAATTCACCAATAGAGAAATACCGGTACTGGTGAACTGTATGATATTCACCGAGGGAACGGATATGCCTTTAATTGAAACAATAATGATAGCAAGACCTACATCAAACAGCAGCTTGTATACTCAAATGGTCGGCAGGGGATTAAGGCTCCACCCGGATAAAGAGAAGCTAACTCTAATTGACCTAGTTGGAACTACCGGAAAAGCTAATCTGTGTACAGCACCAACACTGCTCGGAGTAGATATGCAACAGGTACCGCAATCTAAGCAGGATGAAATAGAAGGAGATTTGTTCGATTTACCGGATCTGATAGTAAGGAAGAGCGACTGTGTGGAAAGTTGGATTAAGAATGTAGAGATTGTAAATCTGTGGGCTAAGGAGCAGGAGTACACTACTCATAATATTAATTTCTTTAAGATGCCAGGTGGAGAGTTAGTGCTTCAGCTTAAAGGAAAAAAGATAGTAATACAGGCTCAGGATGAAGTAGGACAGACAGTATTATGGGGACAGAGAATGAAGATGCAGCAGGCTATTGATGAAGTATATAAATATCTTTTGAAGAATGAAATGGATCAGCAGTATATATGGGACCTTAGTGTGGCTAAAAGCTGGGGGAAGAAACCAGCAAGTGATAAACAAAAAACACAGGTTAAAAGGTTCCTGAAAAACTACGATACAACGGAGCTTACCAAGCTAGAAGCAAGTCAAATTTTGAATAGATTGTTTTATAGGGGGTAGGAGATGCAGAAAGGGAGAAGCTTTGAAAAGCAGATAGAAAAGGTTCTTGCTCATATAAATTCTATAGGTGGTCATGCACATAAAAATCATCCTCAAAGGCTAGCTGATGGCAGATACATTCAGGGTGAATCATTCGACTACGAGTGTTTTCTGAAAGAGTATAAAGCTTGTTTTGATGCTAAAACTGTGCAAGGAAGTACGTGGAAGATAGTCGAGAAGGATATAAAGCAGGCTGAAAACTTGAAGCACTGCAAAAATTCAGGACTGAAAGCTTACTTTCTAATATGCTTTGATGGCAATGATGTCCGGGAGCTTGATGTAGATATAGTTATTGAAACTTTGAAGAGAAATAAGAAAAGCATAAAGAAAGATGGACTGCCTAAGTGGAGCTTATTAGATATATTAAAGGAGGTCTAGTATTGGGTGAGCTGCTTATAATAGTTATTCCATATAGACATTTTAAAGAGAAGATAAGATTAGTTAAGCAGTACATTTTGGACTACAAGATAGAGGACTGGAACGGAAGTTTATATCTAGAGAAAAGGGAAGTCGGAATATAAAAATAATGTGTCGGAATCTAAAAAATGTAATAAGGAGGTTAAATATATGACCTACGGATCAGGGTTTAATCTGTTTTTTAAAGACAATAAAGAAAAGAGTAATCAAGAAAAGATTGAAATATTAAGGCAATATTCTACTGGAGATATGCTGACATTGTTAAGAAATATAGAAGAATCTCCAAGAGAATATGATGAAGAAATTATAAAAGGTGTATATGACTGTCTATTTGATAAAGGCATTATGTGCATATAGCATGGTCGGAATCTAAAAAAATTATGACATAAGGGGGGATAGAGTTGAAAGCTTTGAAATGGCCTGGTGCCAAGTGGAGCATAGCAGATAAAATAGTTGATTTAATTCCGGAACACAAAATTTATTTAGAGCCGTTCTTTGGTTCCGGAGCAGTATTCTTTTCAAAGTCTCCATGTAATACTGAAATCCTCAATGATTTAGATGATGAAGTGGTAAATCTTTTTAGGTGCATAAGAGATAAATCCGAGGAGCTATCAAGAGCAGTTTACTTCACTCCATATAGCCGGGAAGAATATAAAAAGTCTTATGATAGGTCGGGAACGGATATAGAGAGAGCAAGGCAATTTCTAATAAGAGCAAATATGGCAAGGGCGGGTATGCAATATTATTCTTCCAGCTGGAGACATGCAGGGCCAGTGCTTGGTGCAACTTGCAAGCAAAGAGTAAGCGGAGATTGGAATAAGGTTCCTGAGAGAATATTAGAAGCTGCTGCAAGATTAAAGGATGCAGAAATAGAAAATGCTAATGCTTTAGACTTAATCAAAAAATACAATAGGCAAGATTGTTTAATCTATGTAGATCCTCCTTATTTACTAAGCACCAGGAGGCAGAGATATTACAACGTAGAAATGACCGAGGATAAGGAACACGTTGAATTAATAGAATTGTTAAAAAAACATTCAGGTCCTGTATTAATAAGTGGCTACGATTCGGATTTGTATAATGAGCTGCTAACTGGATGGGATAGAAAAGAAATACAAGCCCAGGCAGAGCAAGGGAAAAGAAGATTAGAAGTTGTTTGGGCCAATTACAAATTATCTAATCAAATATCCATGTTTGGTTAGACGTCTTTCAGAAAAAATGTCAATTTAGAAATAAAAACGGAAATTAGGAGGGGTAAAAATGTTATTTAGTATAGGTTTTGTATTAGGTGCTAATCTCGGAGCTATATTTATGGCTTTGTTTGCAGCAGACAGGAGAGGAAGATAGTGAACAATTACGATAAAGAGCAGCAGATCATTGAGTGGTTAAAAGAATATAACTTCTACAAAGCTGGCATAGAGAACTTAAAGCAGAGTATAGAGGATATTGCTGAAGAAGGAATATCGGCAAATATATCTGAAGAGGCAAAAGGCGGTAGCAATAAATTTCATAGCACTGTAGAGGATGCAGTCTTAAAGATAGACAGGCTCAACATAAATCGAAAGATAAAGGTTATGGCCAACATAGTACTCAAACTGGATAAAGCTCTGGAAAGCCTTAATGAAATGGAAAGGACAGTAATTACCAATAGATGTATAAACGGAGAATACTACTATCAATTCTGCTATAAGATAGGAGCCTCGGAGAGGACTGCAAAGAGGATAAAGAAAGAAGCTATAAAGAAAATGTCTATTGTAATATTCGGTATAGATTGATTTTGGCACTATTTTGGCACTATTTTTATTTAAAAACATGGTAAAGT